CGACATGATAAAGAGAGAATAGCTGCTGCACTTATTGCTTTAAGTGCGTATAAGACTAAATTGGAAGAAGGTAATTGGCAAGGTCATGGTCCTAGACCAGAACCCTTCTCAGTTGTTTTTGCCGGTAGTTCTCAAATTGGTAAAACTAGTGCGATGCATGCCATTAAATTGGATATATTGCTTAGTACATTACCTAAAGATAGGTATCTTATTGCTAAATATAATCCAGATACAGAAGTGTATAGTTGGGATAGTACTGATGAATTTAAAGACACATATAATCGACAATGGATTGTCGTTATTGATGACTTTGGAGCGTGTAAAGATGTTGCTGGAGTCACTACTGAGTTTAGAGATTTTATGAATATGAAAAATTGCATGCCTATGCCCTTGAGAGCTGCTGCTTTAAATTTAAAAGGAAATGTTTGGTTTACTTCTAGATTCATTCTCAAAACTACAAACAGAACTGTTTGGGAATTGAATTCTATGTATGATGCTACTGCTATTATACGTAGATTTGATATTGTTTTAGATTGTGAATGTAAAATGGAATATAGGAAACCTGGTACTGATCAATTTGATAAAGAAAGATTTGGAGAAGAAGAAGGTTTTAAACATATTAATTATTATTTGGCAACTTATCCAGGAGTTTCTGTTCCTTTACAGAGATTATCTGGTCCTATGGATATACATCAAGCGATAGCTCTTATTAGAGAGAAGTCTATTGTTGCAGTAAATCGTTCTAATAAAGTTTTAAAAGACCAGGGCAATTTTGCAAAGAGTGCGATAGATAGACGTGATGCTGATCCAGAATTTAATTCTGGATATGAACCACAGGGTTTTGATCCAAATAGACATGTTTCCCACGAAATTGTGGGTAATATGATGCAATATGCTCAGCATATTCCGAGATTCACTGGGGCTGGATATTTACATTTAGCTTCAGTTCTTTGTCTGAGAGCACATCACTTTTTGACTGTATTCAATTTAATTGCAATAAGTCCAATGGTTGGTATAGATACTTATGAGTGGGCTCAAAGCATGGGTAGAGGTTCTGAGAAACATGCTTTGCGTAAATTGATGTATAAGTGTTTTCCATTAGAACTTTTTGATTTTTTTGGAAAGATGTTGGAAATCTGCAGAAATTTGGAAACTAGCTGATTCATGTTTCCGTGGAGATGAATATATTTATGAAACAAAAGGATTGGGATATATGATTGACACTTCAGTGTATACTACAGCTGCTGGGTTGCGTATTGCATTGGATAACTATGATACACAATTAATAAGAACTTATATTAAAGATCCATTCACTAGTGATAGGGGATGGGATGAGTTGGATATGAATGTTGAACATATGCCAAGATGTAAGTCATGTGCTTTCTGTACTGGCGAAATGATTTGGCCAGAAACAGATGAACCTGATCTTCATAATGCATATAGAGCTTTTGGTTATGCTCCTGATTTCGAAAATTGGGATGGCCAAGAAACAATGAATATGATGTCTGGTAGTGAAAATTTCAAAGAAAATTTTGAGAGATTGGAAGCCGGTATTGTAGCGTTAAAACAATTGGCTTGTCCTTGTCCTAATAATGCATATTTTTTTGCTGGCATAAATGAAACTATACGTAGACTCGATGTAGACTTCAATGAAGATGCTTTATTACATCTATCCTATGGTATATTATTGAGGAGATATTTTGCAGTATTGGCCAAGAGAAAGAAAAGCTTGGGAAATAAGTTTCGTAGAATGTTGAAAGATTTGAATACTGGTACTATAAACAAGGTTGGTCCTCTTATATGTAAAAGCAAAAAATTTTTATCTATTGTAGTTCCCATTGTATTAATATTCTGTGGAACTACTATGTCTTCCTATACTCACAAACATATGGAGATGTTTCTTGACAATGCTCTTTTTAAAAAAGAAGTAATTAGTTCTGAGTTACTTGAAGATAGTGGTATTCCACCAATTAAAATGAAAGCAAATTCTGCAAGTGGGATGAGATTGAAGAGCACTTCTAAAGCAATACCAAATTCATCAAGTGGTATGCGTTTGCGTACCATTGGAAAGACAATTCCGAATTCTAATGAGGCTATGCTTCCTTATGTTCAACGTGGAGATTTTAATATGGCACAAGTGATGAGATCTATATATATTAGAAATATGTATATAGTATTCTTTGATGATGTCAAATTAGGTAACATTCTGATGATAAAGGATAATGTAGCTTTGATAATGGATCATTATTATCAAGGATGGACCAGAGCTATTGAAAAAGGCACCATCACTAAAGAGAAACCATTAGTCTTGAAGAAATTTGGTGATCCTGGTGGTAAAAAGTACCACTGGTTTCCAGAGGATAGTTGTTTCGTTAAGTATGATAAGTGGGAGAACAAAGATATGATTATAGTTGAACTCCCTTATGGTCTTCTGCCTCCTGCCCGTTCTATTGTTGAAAAGTTTATTTCAATTAAAGATATGGATAATAAGTACGCTGAAGGATTTTATGGTACTTTGTATATCACTAGTTCTATGGGGATGTTGGATAGTTATAACTCTAGAGTTATTGCTTCCAGTTGTCCTTCATATAGTGATAATAAATATGAAAATGGTACATGTTGGTACTATGGAGCCCCTTCCATATCTGGTGATTGTGGAAGTATTTTGGCAGTTAATGATAGTAAAGCGAACGGCATAGTTATTGCTGGTTTGCATATAGTAGGTACATCAACACCAGGACATGGCCTTTCTTTTCCAGTGTTTCGCGAACATCTAATAGAAATACTGGAACTTTTAGGAAAAGGTCCCTGTGATGTAAAAGAAGAATTTGAACCACAATATGTTCAGAATAGTACATTTCCAAATCATATGGTAGTAGGAAAATTTCCTAGTACCAAATGTCAGAAAAAAACTCAAATAAAACGTTCTCCATTATATGCTGTGTTGGGTAAAGTTCTTTATTATCCACCAAGATTTGTAGAATTTAAGGATCCAGAAGGAAATATAATCAAGCCAATTCAGTTGGCTATGGAAAAATATCATCCAACAGATGCTAATTTGGATGTTGATATGATTGAATCTGTTTGTCAGCATACTTCAAACTTTGTTTTCCAACATTGTATTCCAGAAACCTTACGTGAAAATAAGGTTTTTGAGTATGAAGTTGGTTGTGAAGGTATTGAAGGAGATCCGTTTGCAAGAGCTTTGAGACGTACTAAATCAGCTGGTTCCCCCTGGAATTTGGATATTCCTCCAGGGTTTAAAGGAAAACAGCATATTTTTGGCAAAGAAGGGAAATTTGATTATGATAATAAGTTTGCAATAAAGGTTAGAGAGAGAGTTGATTATGTGCTCGCACAAGCAAAACAAGGTTCTCGTGTAGTTATGTTAGCTACAATTAACCCTAAAGATGAGGTTCTTCCTCAAGCTAAAGTTTTAGCTGGTAAAGTTAGATTGTTTTTTGGTTTTCCAGTTGAGATGTTGATACTTGATCGTATGTACAACTTAGCTTTTAGGAGGTGTTTAATGATAAATCGTATAAGAAATACTTCATGTATTGGTATAAATGTATACTCCCATGATTGGGATAAGTTAGTTAGGTATTTATCTTTTGAAGATAGCAACTTGACAGGTTGTAAAATGTTTATAGCTGGAGATCATTCAGCTTTTGATGGGAAAATGCCCTTTGTATTTTCCACACAATATACCAAACATAAGAATGATTTTTATATGGATTTAAACGCTGGTATTAGAGAAATTCTTGATAGTAATATAGTTGATGCATATGTTCTTTTTGATGGTATGGTCTATAAGTTTAACAGTGGCAATCCTTCGGGTTGTCCTGATACTGCTAGTAGAAATACTAAAGTGCATTTGGATTATATTGCATATTCTGCTTTGTTAATTCGTTTTCCTAATGATTATTCACCAAGACCAAAGGTGAGTGTCGAGAAGTCTTTGAAATATTTGACATATTTCTTTAGTGTTACTCGACATGCAATATTTGGAGACGATCATGCATCTTCTGTTCATCCATATTGTGAAATATATGGAATTCATGATCAGAAAGCCTTAACTCTTGCGTATAAGTGTATGGGACTTAAATACACTAATGATGTGAAAG